GCTTGTACCGTCGCCGCTGCGAGGCCTGCGAGGTCGGTAGCCTCGGCCTGTATTTCAGCGCCGAGGGAAATCGCAATAGCGGTTAAGCCTCGGAGGATATCGCCGAGGCCCGAACTCGAATCGGCCGCATCGTCCGAGTTGTCGGCGATATCGAGCATTAGCCCCGCGAGGTCATTCAAGTTAGGCAGCAACTCGGCGGCGAGGTTGTTCGCCATCCCCCGGCCGATACCGTCGAGCGCGGTGAGCGAGTCGTTGAACTGGTCGGCTGCGGCCGCGTTCTCGGCGGACATAACAAGCCCGAGTTTCTGCGCCTCGGTCATCAAGTCGGTGATGCCTTTCTTCCCGCTATTGAGGAGCGGAATGAGCTTTGTGCCCGACTTGCCGAATAGGTCTTGAGCCAGCGCGGCCTTGTTCGCGCCATCCTCGTAACCCTGGAATTTGTCGGCCACTTCCAGCAGAACTTTGTCGGCGTCCTTTAGATTGCCGTTCGCGTCGCGGACCGATACGCCGATATCGGCGAAGGCCGCAGCCTGCTTTTTCCCGCCAGCCGCAGCCTGCGAAATCGTCTTGTTAAACTTGTTGAGCGCGCCGGTTAGCGACTCCTGTTCGACCCCCGCCGTCGAGGCGGCATAGCTCAAACTCTGGAAGGCCTCGACGGTAATACCGAGCGACTGCGCAGTCTCGGCCGCAGCGTCGGCCGCGTCGATAGACTCCTTGATCCAGCTAGCAAAAACGCCGGTAGCAAACCCGGCGATTGCAGTACCAATCAACTTGCCCATTCGCTCGTAACGCTTGCGCTGATCCTCCGCAAACTTCTGCGAAAGGCGGTTCGCTTTCCCGAGGTCGGATTCGAGCCGCGCCAAGTTCGCAGCAATATCAATTGTCAGCGTACCCAGAGACATTATGAATCCTCAGAAAAGGGAATCGATGGCGGCCGAATGTTCGGCCGGGTCATCGAACTCAAGCGGGGGGAGGGTGTCGGTTTGTATCTCGTATTCGACTTGGTAAAACGCCATCCAGTCGACGAGTTGAGGGGAGGACATTTGCCGCTCCAGAGCGTCAACATTCCAGACGCCCATGTCTCGGGCGAGCTTGAAAAGAAAGTAACGCTCGGGGCGGCTTCTTAGTTTTTTGCGACTTCCTCGGTCGCCTTCACAAAGAACCGATTCAGGACTAGTACCGCGTCAGAAATGACGCCGATTGGTCCGTCGGATTTTTGAGCGAGCGCGGTGATATCGTCCACGCTGAATAGCGGTACACCGTCCGCGTCGGTAATCGAGAGCGCGACCAGTCGCAACTTAATATCAAGCTGCGCGCTAATCGTATCGCCCCCTTCCTTTTGAACGGCACCGAGGCGAGCCCACTCGCCGAGTACGTTAGCGCGGTCCCGTACCGATAGGGCGGTGATAGTTACGTCGCCACCCCACTCTTCGATATGGATCACCTCTTGGGCTCGGTCCTTTGCGTTTAGGATTTGCTCGCGATTAAGCACTCTGCACCTCGTAAACTTCGCCGGTAATAGTTACCGCCAGCGTACCGGCGTTGGTCCCGTCGACCGCGCCAGAGTCGCTCAACGAGCGCACATAGCCTTCAAAGATTTTGATGTAGCCGTTTTGCTTAACCAGCTTGAACCAGCGCGGCAACGCTTCGCGCTTGGCGAGCTTGGCCTCGATCTGGAATGCGTCGTCCTCGACATAGTGAAGGTCCGCCGACATACCGCCGAAGTCTTGCAGGCCGAGGGATTTTTCCTTGGCGGTCGAGCAAAGAGTCGTGGTATCGATTTCGCTCGCCTGTCCGTCGAAACCGGAATAAGACTTGTGCTGGCAGGTTTCGAAGAACTGGAGCGCCGCTGCGGTGCCGGCGCTGCCGTAAGTCGTGAAGCTAGTAGAGTCGATGTTCGCGAGGGTTACGGTCGTGGCGGTCGTCGCTTCGACGATACCCTCAAGGCCGTTAATCTCGGTCATCCCGACCACGGCGGCGATACGAATAACGCTGCCCTTTACAAAGGTATGCGACGCGAAAGTCACCACGGCTTTTGCGGCCTTGGAAATGCCGGTGATAGTCGTGGTCGTAAGGACGGCGGCTGCGTTCTCGATATAGAAGTGGGTGCCCTGCGAGGACACGGCGCGGCTTTTAGCTGGCATGGGAATTACTCCGAACGTATGGGGTTTGGGGGTCGTGTGTCTTGCGGGGGAGTTCGTCGGCGGTGCGCCGCTTGATTACTTTTGTTATATAATTCGAGGCCGTCGCCCCGAGTTCCGGTGGCGAGTTGCCCAGGGGACAGAACAAATGAAAACCGGAAAGCGACCGAACTCGGTCGGGCTCGGTATATCCGAGGAGGAAGTAATAAAAATGGGCTTTACCCACTCCCGCCAGCTTGAGGACGGGACATGGTTAGGCGTAACCCCTATGACGTATGGCAAGGGTCGGCTGCATTTGAATCTGGATTACCACGGGTTTGAGGCGTGCTACTGCTACACGAGCATCGCCGAAGCTTGCGCGGCAATGGAGGCCTTCGACCCGGAAAAAGACGAGGAGCCGCAGGGGTGGTTTAAAGACCCGATGAACAATCGGATTCGACCCGACGGCGACGCGTCGCGGGAAACAATCGGATACCCACCACCGGTACGAGGAAAAACCAAATGAACATGCGCGAAAGGATAACCGGCGATATTGCTCGGGTGGGTTTTACGACTATTGCCGTCCCCGACCCCGAGGGGGTGTTCGCCTATAGCGTCGGCTTTACCGAACTCGGCCACCCCGAAATCTTTGTCAGCGGGTTACGCCTCGAAAATTGCCACGGCATCCTCTGGGCAATTTTCCACAAGATTCAGTCCGGGGAAACGTTCGTCGCCGGGCAGACTGATACGAGTATCGGAAATTTCCCGGTGGGGTTTCGTTACCTTCCCGACGTAGCCGCGAACGACTTTTGCTGTCAGGCGTTGTTCCATTACGAGGACTCGGGGAAAACCCCGACGTTCCTGCAAATGGTTATCCCCGACAACAACGGTCTGCTGCCTTGGGATAACGGTTACGACCACGAATTTATGCGGGCTCAACGTCACCTTTGGGTCGACCTAAACTAGCGCTACGCTGTCACCTGCCAGACCGAATAGTCGAGGACAACGCGGTGCAATTTTGTCTCGTTGTCCTGTAGGTCTTGGTCGCCAATGAATACAACCTCGAATAGCGCGCTTGCCTCGATTGCAGTTTCGACGGCGAGCGCGATTCGTTTCGCTTCGCCGTAGTTCGGCGACCAGCAATCGAGCTGGATTCGCGCATGACGCATCAAGCCCGAATCCGTCATCGAGGCGATACGCTCTCCGGTGATTAGCGAGTAAGTCACATAGGGGCGCAGCTCTCCCTCGGGGAGCATTCCCGCAGCGACCCGAGTACCCACCAAGGCGGTTACGCCAGAGGCTGCAAGAAGGACCGTCTGAACGTCTGATTCGATCATGCCGCAATGCTCCCGAGTTCCCGCGCTAGCTTCTCCGCTTCCTTCACCACCCGCTTCTTGCAGTACTCCTCAAACTTGCGGAGAGCCTCGAACTTTTTCGCCTCGAACGCCGGCCGTAGGAACGGGGTTTTTGTGAGCTTCGCCGTACCGAACTCAAGGAACAACCAGTAAAACGGGTCGTCGGGATTCGTTGCCGCAGCCTTGTTTGTTTGTCCGCCTTTGAAGGCTTTAATCTGCTTGGCCGACAACCCCCGGACCGTAACGTAAACCCCGAATTTATCCCGGCGCGAACGCTTGATAACGATGGCTCGCTTTACCGTGCCCGGCTTCCGGTACTTGCTCGGCGTCTTGAGGATTGGCACGCGGGATTGAGCATCCTTGCGGATAACCTGCCCGGCTGCGCGTAGCCCGGCGCGGACAACCTTCTCACCGATTCGGGCCGGTAACGCCTGAAGCGTGCGCTCAAGTTCCCGCAACCCTTTAACGTTGATGCTATCGACCATCGGTGAGCCCCTCGTTCGCCAAGATTTCAAGCGACGCGCCTATCTCACGCGGGTTGATTACCGACTGGATATCAAACGGGCGGCCGTCGTAAACGGCACGCTGCGACGCTTCAAGCCCGGCCCGATATCGGCAGCGGATTCGGTGCGTTACTTCGGCTTGTACTTGTTGGGCGGTCAAGAGTTCGCGCCCACTAATCGGCTCGACGGAAGCCCACAGGGTCGCGACTAAATCCCACCCTTCGAGCGGCTGGCCGAACTCGTCGCGGCCGGTCTTGCGCTTCTCGAAAGTTACGCGGTGACGTAGCGGGCCGAGTCTCATGCAACCCCCGGAATTACGAAAGGAGCGAGCAGCGATTCGACGCTAAGCGGTACGCTCGAAACAATCGTGCCGACCACAACCGGCTCCCGATTTTGGTCCCAGTGCGCAACGAGTAGCATCAAGGCGGATGCCAGGTCAGAAGGAACCGCAGCCGCCGCGCCATAACCCGCCGTAAACTCGATACGGACGGCCATCGGTTGCGCTCGGGTTGTCGGCCATTGCTTTTGATAGGCGCGGTGAACCATGCCAATCATGCCGTTTTTGTCGACGAGGTACTCGGTCGACGGCAGAACAACGGTCGCCCCGGTCGAATCGATATAGGTGATTTCCTCAACCGATTGCAGCGGGGGAAGCGGGAGCGAAATCGAACCGCACGGGAACGCATCGAGGGTTAGCGCCCAGCTCTGCGTCACGAACGCTCGCCGGGTAATGCTCTCGGCGTGCTTGGTCGCGGAAGCGATCAACCGATTAACCCCTGCGTCGTCGGTTGCGTCGTCAATCCGCAGACGCGTTTTGACTTCCGCCAACGTAACCGGCTCGGTCGTCGGAGCGGTGAGCAATTCTAGGCGCATGATTATGCCT